GTCTGTCTTTTCGCTTACAGTTGCCTCGTAGCAAACTGCGTGCCTCTGACGATTCAACCTTGCTCTTAGTGCGAATAGCCCTGCCTGCTTTATAGTTCCATTCTTATAGCTTTCAATTCCGTGAGCGTCTGCTATTCCTATTTTGGTTTTAGTTTTCATAGTTTTGTTTATTAACTCTTTAGTGTTTCCAGTTCTTACTACCATTTTCCCCTGATTCATTAAAATACTCCTTGATTATAGGTTTCTTGCTTTGGGGATCTATTACTTCATATATTTTACTAAAATCTGCAAAATGGGGCGAAGTTTTAGTTTCTTGCAATATCCATCTTAAATCATGAGAGGATCGCCACAAGGAGAATCTTCTATAATAGTATTGACCTCCTATCATTCCATTGTCTTCTCCAATCCTTGCAATGTGCGATGGTTCAACGCTTGCTTTTTCGGCGGGGCTTAATTTATGTTGAAGGCATAATCTGACAGCCATTAGAAGATAGATATATTTGTCTCCCTTAATTATTTCTTGCTTAAAATCAATTATTCTATATTTTCTTCTGTATTCAGAGTAATTTTCCATTATGTCTATACAATCCTCTTCTGTTAATTCCTCTCCAGATAATTCTATTACCTTTCGGATATCAAACATATTGATCAATCCACCCTTCTGAACCCTTACATAAGCATTAAATTTTTCTTTTGTTATATTTACCATAGCTTTGTTTATTATAAAGAGATAACTATTTAAGATACGCACTCTTTTTTAGTTATACCTGATTAGCTATTAAAGCTTTAATCAATATCAACATATCCTAAGAAAATAATCTCACAGAGGATATTCCAAAAATCCTCCGTAATTCTAAGCCCCGAAGCTCCGCCTTCAATAAATCCATCTTTTCTCCATCCTGATAAGATTTTCCTTTCCTCTGGCGATACTTTATTTGGGTCAATTCTCTGGTCATTAATCATTACATATTGGATATAAACCATCAGTCGTAACTCTTTCACATTCATTTCTTTGCCAAGTAATTCAATTGACTTGCTTTTTATTCTGTCAGTGAGTTGTCCTCTTAATTGTGTCATATCTTTGTTTAACTGCTTAATTGATTATCTAATACTTTTTGTTTCGTTATGTTCAAGGGTCTTAGCTCCCCCTCGCACCCTTCTCTAAACACGCCACGCATCTCTCTTAACTCATTTTCTATCCTTGTTCTATTGTATCATATCATAGCAACCCTGTCAAGTGCCTAAAATAAAGAGTCATAGAATTAGGTTATTAAAATGCCAAGTCGCACAGGGAGGGACAAAACTGCTCTGTCAAATTAGAGGTAGTTTAGGTCAACTCACCCTTATAAAGTCCCTTAGAGAGCAACTGTGAGCGTCGTTTTTGGGGAGTTTTCCCTAAATTGACCATTTATTCAACCGTTTAAGAGTTTCCAGTTTTTAGGATCTTCTAAGAAGGTAAGAAGTTTCAATACTGTTTTTCTTCCATAATTATCATTAGCTAATTTACTAAAGCCCCACTTTATTCCTACTATATCAATTTTGCCCTTGCTATTTTCAATTATAATCAATGGTGTTTCATTGATAAAGTCTTTTGCTAATTCTTTAGTAATCTTCATAATTTATTTTGTTTTTATTTTATATCCTGTTTCGTCTAACAGTAAACACTGTTGAAGTTACTGATGTTTAGGTATTCTCCTCCCCTGATATTATACTTTGTTTTAATCTCTTCTATTCTTTTATCTTTTTCTTTTTCGCTATCAAGAGGACTTAGTGTTTCTGATCCCTCCCAAAAGAACCCCTTGCCTCTATTAACTTTTATGTCATAGCTATATTTTTTGTTCATAGTCTCTCTAGTTGTTTTTTCTTTATTATCTTTTTATGGCTCTGCCTAAATTGACCATTGGTTCACTCGCTTAGCGTATAAATTAGATCTATTTCTCCTTTTATTTTCTTGTCCCACATCTTATTTTTATTAACATCCCACCTTAATCCTTTATACCAACTCCATCGCCATTTTGCATCGTTCTCAGAGTAATATCGTTTGTCCATCCAATAAGTTTGAGATCCGTCAGATATAGCATCCCTTTCTGCCAATTCTCTATTTTCTTTTCTGTTAGAGGGTTCGTTTTTAATCAAATCGCTTTCTGTTTTTGTTAGCTTTCTTAATCCAGGTTTATAAATCTTCATTTCTCTTCCTTCATATTCTACTAAAGATGCAACGGGTAACTCCAAGAAACTTCCCTTTTGACTTCCTCGTTCTATTTCCAAATATATTCCATTTGTTTGTGTCTTCAAAATCTTGCGGGATATATTCAATCTGTTTTTTATTGTTTCACTCCCACCGCTAAGAGAATTAAAAGTCATTTTCAATTCTTTGCCTAGTTGTAAATCTCTTTTTAAATCTGTTAGTGTTTTCATATTATTATTGTTTTTTGTTTATTATGTCGACCCTTTACTTCCTCTATTTAACTTAGCATCTCCTGCAATCCTTCTTGTCCGCCATCAATCTCATTTAGCCATTTTCTAATCACCCCTAAGTCTTCATTTTTTACTACTACCTTAGAGGCGGTTGAGAATACGTTAGAAGTGATCCCAAAAATCCAGTAAAGCTTACGGGGAGCTACTATCTTTTGGTTCTGTAAATCTGAAAATAGCTCGTGTAAATCTATTTTTCTTTGAGTTGTTTCGTCTGGGAATCCTGTGATCCATCCATCAGCTATTACCGTAAATCCTTTTTTTATCTCCCAGTCAGTGTATCCTCTCCAGGCATCAGTTGAGACCCATTTCTCTTTGATTATGGGATCAGGCATTTTTCCCGTCTCTAATTCTTCCAAGTTCCTGGTAAAGTTCTTAACTTCTATCTGGCCTGGCCCAAAAATCATCAGAGTTGAGGGATACTGCATTTCTTCTTCCTTACATCCTTCACACATAATTTTTCCGTCTGGGGTTATAGTATAGTCCTCGCATTTTTCGCCACAAAAATCACATTTTTTCATAGTATTAAGATCTTCTTATAAAGCAATCCGACTAAAATTGCTCTTTACTCTACTGATAATTGCCAAGACTCTGCATCCCACAATTTTGATACGGGGATAGCTCCATCTCCTGTTAGGGTATTCAAAACAAGATCCTTAATCTCCTTCGCTATCTTCTTATCATTAACATCTATTCTCTTGTCGGGATCTAAATTGTATTTTTCTCTTAAGTGTCTTGCGAAGTCATCCAAATCCCAGCCGATCGCCCTACTAAAGAATTTTGCCATCTGGCCCAGCCAAAATTCCTTTGCCTCTTTATTGCTCTTTATGAGCATGATATAAAGATCTTGTCCGAACCCGTATGCATTAGGTTTAAAACAAAGTTTTGTTTTCATAGCTTTTATTTATTAGTTTATTAGTTATGTCGATCTTTATCAATAAGGATATGTAAAGCCAGCTATTATAAGGGATAGAACAAGAATCAGTATCAACCCTGCTTCTGCTATAACCTCTCTTCTTTGCTTAGCTTTAGCTTGCCTTTGCTCGTAGTGTTTAAAGCGAATCCTATAATCGTTTAAAGTCATATTTTTTATTTAGCTTATAAATTGCATCTTGCCTATTTTAGCCAAACCAATAGCATCTTGTTTTAGCTTTTTGGCCAGCTCTATCGCCAGCACCTTAACGCTTTGCTCTTTTTTAGTTTCAATCTCTATGATCAATGACTTTTCCGGCTTGCCTTGCCAGTAGCCCAATCCCTTAAATGTAGTAAAGCCATTGAAGCGCCTGCTCGTTAGTTGTATAGCTTTTTTATCTTCAAGCTTGCCTGTCTTGTTATTAGTTCCGATATATAATCTGTATAACATAGTTATTTTGTTTTTATTATTAGTTATGCTTCCGACCTTTAACTTATTATATAAAATTTATTTAAAGCTGTCAAGCCATGTTTTTTGCTCTTAGCCCTTTGTTTATATAGCCTAAGATGCCCTGTGGAAAACTTTTTAGAAATGCATAGAATTAGGAATGGAATGGAAAACTTTTTAACTTGGGTCCAGTATTAGGTTTTTCTTTTTAGATATTTTCAGATGGGAGATAGCTTAGCTTTATATTATGTGCGAAGGAAAAAGAAGGTGCGGGGAATAGTTATGTTTTATAATGAGGGGAATTTTAGAAAAGCCATAAAAAAAAAGAGAATAGATTAAAACCCACTCTACCCTCTCCCCTATTCACACCCAAAATCTCAAAATCCGCCTCTGTTCTTCCTAGGAGAAGCCATCCCCTTGACTTTTCTCTCTCTATACGCTACAACAGATATAGTTCTTTCAAATATCTTTACATCTGAAGTCAAATAGGCAAGAAGTCCTCTTAAGAGGCATTGAAGTCCTATGAAACTATCTAATTATGAAATGGAGATTCTCGTAAATGGTCATCCTGTTAAAGAATACGAACATGATAGGAAGATTTTTATTGAGGGTCGCAAAAGTGTAGAATATTCCATTAAAATCAAAAACAACGGTTATTCTAGAATTCTAGCTATTCCTACCGTTGATGGTTTGTCGGTTCTTAATGGAAAAGAAGCAAGTTATAACTCTCCAGGATATATTGTGGAAGGAAGTTCTTCTCTGGTTATTGATGGCTGGAGAACTTCTGAGAAAGATGTAGCTGAATTTTATTTTAGCTCATCAAAAGATTCTTATTCCCGCAAAAAGGGGAAAGGTAATCTTGGGGTAATAGGTTGTGCTATCTTTCAAGAGAATTTGATGAATCAGTCATGGGTAATTCCGAATAGACGTTTCTGGATACAACCTTGGAATCCTTGGAATCCTTGGTTTCAAACCACGACTTATGCAGGTGATACAACAGGTACGGATTTGTCAGGAGATTTCACTATGGGAAATTCGTATGTGAACCAATGTTCAAATTCGTCTATTAGTCAAGATATTGGAACTGGATTTGGGGAGAGCAAAGAATCTAGGGTGACATTAGTGGAGTTTGATAAACGGGATATTCCCGATGTCGTCTTTTCTATCCTTTATAATACCAAGAAAGGGTTGGAGGAAATTGGTATTGACTTTAAGAAAAGACCGATGTATGTAGCTCCACGGGCATTTCCCAATGGGTTTTGCCAACCGCCCCGATAATAAATAAGTTTATTTGACTTCGGGTTTAAGGATATTTTAGAAAGATACTTGACCTTATTACATTAGCTATGTTATTCTAATTTAGTTTATTGAACCTGGGGACAGAAGAAACTGTGTCTATTTTTGATTTGTTTAGAAAAAATAAAATCCTTGAAAAGCCCAAAGAAACTGGGAGAAAAGAAGTATTAACCATTAAGGAATTGGTGAAAGAATTGGGCGTGGCTAGGGAAGGAGTAATTTCTTCCTATGAGGCAGAAGAGAACCCAGATGACTTAGGTCCTGAAACTTATATTGAGATGCAAAAAAACGATGGCGAGGTTCAGGCGATAGTTAGACTATTCTCTCTTCCTATACAATCCACCCCTTTTCACATTTTGCCCTCTCCTGGAGATAAAGGAGAAAGAGATTTTATAGAAAATGTCTTTACTTCCCCTCCCTATTTAGGCGGTATGACTACTCCGCTTTCTTTTATTATTGCTGATATGACTCGGGCTGTTTTTGAGGGATTTCGTTTGTATGAAAAAGTGGCTAGGATTATAGAAGATGGCGAATATAAAGGAAAAGTGGGTTGGAGAAAACTAGCTCCTCGAGATGCCAGAACCATTGACTTGAAAGCTGATGAAAATGGAGGATTCAAGGGTGCCCATCAGGAGACTACCTTTGGCTCAAGGGCAATCTCGGTGGATTTACCTCCAGAAAAGTGTATGTTGTTCACTTTCCAAAAAGAGAAGCATTGGCTCTACGGAGAATCTATCCTAAAAACTGCTTTTTATCACTATGATAAAAAGCATAGATTGTATTACATCGCTCATAAAAAAGCGGAAATTGAAGCTATGGGATTAAAAATCCTGAAAATAAACCAAACCTTAACTTCCACACAGAAAACAGAAGCTGAAAAAGTAGTAGATACTATAGGAATTAACTCAAGGGTAACCCTTCCGCCTGGCGTAGAGCTGGAGATTGAAAGGGGAGGAGGCGGTTATGACCCTTTGCCCCTAATAGAACATCACGATTTGATGATGACTCGTTCCGCTTTGATGCAAGCCATGAATCAAGTTAAATATGCCTATCCTTATGGGAAAGGAACTGCATCCTCTCAATTCCTAATTCTAGCCATAGAATCCATAATGAAGCAAATGGCAACAACCTTGAACAATTTTGCGATTGCTCCCCTGATTGATTGGAATTTTAAAAGCTCGGCATATCCAAAAATTCAATTTGAAAAACTTTCAGACTTATCACAGGTCTTCTTAAGAGATATCTTTGAGAAGATAACTAAATCTAAAGTCGTCCTACCAGAAGGATTCGTAAATGGGGTTATTGATGAAATTGCGAGAGGTCTGAATCTGAAATGGGTGAGAGAAGATTCTAAGGATGAAACTGAAAATCCCGAAGAGAAACCTGAGGGTAAAGTTCAAAATAAAAAAGCTTTCCAATCTTTTGAAAGGGGAAAGATTCAAAAATCTAACGAACTCAAAATTGAAGCACCCTCTACTCCCCAAAAAACCAAGGAAAAATTATTAAGAGTTAGGAAAAGTTCTGAGCTAGAAGAAAAATGCTTTAAGTTAGGACAAAAATTTGCTTATGTCAGATACCAAAACTAAAATTTGTCCTAAATGCGGAAGAAAAAATGAGGAAAGCCGAAAGTATTGTAAATACTGCGGTTGGCCTCTTGAAGTTCAGCAGAAGAAAGATGGTTAAAAAGACAGCTAAAAGGTTAGTTCCAACTGATATTCCAGAGTCATTGCGACCTGGAAAAACAATTCCCTTGCCAGGAAGGATTTTAGTTTCTCCTCAGGGAACTTTGATTTGGGAACGGAAGAAAAAAGCAATAGTTTCTTCAAGGAAAACAGAAAAATATATCGGAATTCCGATTTATCTCATTGAAGACGACAAAGCACTAGGAATTATTGAATTAAAAAAACCTAGAAAAATTAACTTACAAGAATTCAAAGAGTTAAGAAAATATCACAAGATATCTGATAAGGAATATAAAAAATGGTGGGCTAGTAAAAAATTTCTCTATTACTATCCGATTGAGCTAATCTCAAAGTTTGAACCCACCAAAGAGATTTTACGACCAACAGGCTCTCGAGTTTGGTTAGAGTCGGTAACATTTAAAAGTTTGGATATGGTTAATCCTTCGGGGATGACAGATGAAGAACTGATAGAAGTTCACGAGAAACTTCATAAGATGTGGCGGGAAGCAGCTGGATCTAAAGAAGACATTATGAATTATCATATTCTTATTAGGAAAGAATTGTTGAGCAGGAAGTTAAAGTACGGAAATATTGATGAATTAGACAAAAAATCAATGGAGTTCCAAGAAAGATTTAGCAAGTCAGGATATAAACTTACTTTCTATGGCACAAAAGGATTAGTTAAAGAAGAGGGTCTTGGGCATAGATTTCATACCTCTATTCTTTATGAATTTCAGGGAAAGAAACTTTTAGTTGATTATGGGAAAACAAATCAAGGAAATTTGGCTAAAATCAAACCTGACTATATTTTAGTTTCTCATAGTCATCCTGACAGTATAGGGGGACTTCAGGATTCTTCCATTATTGTTTCAAAGGAAATTGTGAAAGAAATTCCTGAACTCTACAAAGATTTTAATATTAACGCCAAAGCAGAATACGAGCCTTATAAAACTTTTCGTTTGGGTTCTTTTAAGATAACTCCAATTCCCGTTTTACACAGTATTCGGGCTAAAATGCATGTTTTTCTGATTCAAATGGGGAATAAAAAAGTTTTGCAGGCTACCGATATTTTATCTTGGCATTCTGGAGATAGGGAAAAGTATGTGAAAGGGTTAGATCTAGCCATAATTGATGGTTCTTCCTTAACTAAAACTTTAACAAAAGGAAAGTCAGGTGAATCCTATGGGCATAGTTCAGTAGCTAACCAGCTGAAAAATTGGTATTCTCCTAAAAATGTGAAAAGAGTTATAGTTACCCATTTAGGTAAAGAACCTTTGAGCTTAGGAGACAACGAACTCTTGGCAAAAATAAAAGAGATGACAAAAGTTCCAGTTGCTATTGCTACCGATAATACTGTTATCAATTTGGGTGAGAATCTAGCCCCGATTTATACCTCTGGGAAAGTGATGGGGAGACCAATTTTCTTGAAGGATGTTTTGCCTTATTTTAAGAACTTTATAATCCAAAAACCGCTTATTTATTTAACTGGAGGGCTTGTGAACAGGGGTTCAACAAGGAGCGGTGTTGATATCTTAATGCCAAATTGGTTGAGTTCTGACACTAGAAGAATTATTGAGTTCAGAATTAGCAGAAGTGTTCCTTGGCATGTCAGAAGAAGACTACACTTTGTTTATGATAAATTCTCTACTCCTTTCACCAATGCTATTCCTCTTTATAATTTAACGATTTTGAGGAATAAAGATAAGATGATGAGACTATCTGAAATCTTTATGAACCCATTTCCTAATGAGCATGCTTGCCGTCTTCATCCGCCAAAGGATTATGACAGATTTTTCAGGCAGAATTGTAAAATCAAGCATAATGGGAAATGTATTCATCTTATTTTTGGAGTTAAGGAAGGAAAATCAGAGATTCAGACAATGAGATATTCAATAGATACATGGACTGTAAGCGAAGCAAGAAGCCATTGTAAATCCAAGAAAGGAATGTTTGAACCAGCCAAGATTGAAAAGAAATTGAACCAAGATGCAAATTGGGCAAAAGTAGCATATCGCTATGTTTTATCCCAGCAACAAATGACCTTATGGGTCAAAACTTTGCCATCAGAAAAAGCTAGAAGGGTCAGGGATGCGATGGAGAACTTCAAGAAACTCCATCCTTTCAAGTTAGAATGGACAGATAATGTTGTTTCTTGGTTGGAACTGAGACCTAATGAAATAAAAGGTCTGATGATTTCGCAATTAGAAATGAAAAAATCAAGGAAAGTTCCACCCATCTTATAACGACAGTGGTGGAGAGAGGCACGAAATTAAAAAGGTCTTGAGCTTTTAGAAAGGAGTGATTAAGCAAATTTTTTGCGATGAAAAAGAGTTTATTGCCTTAAACTTGACCTTAACTTATAATATGCTAAAATACCCACAAATAGAATTTTATTTTCCGATTGAACTAAGCTCTAAGAAAGCCGAAAAAGAGAGATTTGTTTTAGAGGGTTTTGCTATTGGGAATGATTTTGACTTACAGAACGATATTGTTTCCGATTCTGCTTTGAGAAAAGCTACAAAAAGATTTAAAGAAAAAGGAAAGGTTTGTTTAAATCACACAAAAAGGATAATCGGAAAAGTTATAGATTGCCATTTTACGAAAGGAAAACTCTGGGTAAAGTTAGAGATAACCGAGCCAGAGATTATAGAAAAAATAAAGTCGGGAGAACTCAATTGTCTGTCGGTAAAAGGACAGTTCAATTATAATGAATTTGAGAGAATCACTCCCCTTAATAAGTTCTTATTTAGAATCGTTAAGGATGCAAGCTTTGAGGAAGTTTCATTAGTACCTCAAGGTGCGAATCCAGAAGCTAAAGCTATTCAATGGTATGTTCAAAAAGCCTTTGAATTGGCAGAAAATATTATGAACAAAAACTTAAAGGAAGACTTCGAAAACTTAAGCGAGATTGAGGAAGAAGAGACTGAAGATATTGAAGAAAGCGAAGAGGAAAAAAAGACTGAAGATACTGAAGAAGAAGAGGAAGAAGAAAAAAAAGAAGAAGGAGAAACAGAGGGAGACAATACAGAACTAGCCGAAAAAGCTGAAAAAACCGAAGAGGGTGCCGAAGAGGATGCCGAGAAAAAAACCGAGGAGAAAGCTAAAGAGGGAATAGAGGAGGAAGCCGAAGAAGAGAAAACAGAATTAGCTGAAGGAGCTTGGAAGTATTGTGTTTGCCCTAAATGTGGGTATTCTCAAAAACACGAAGTTGGAAAACCTTGTGGAAAGATTAAATGTCCTAAATGTGGAGTTAAATTAGAGGGTAGCAATTCCAATGTACTTGAAACTGAAAAGGAATTATATGTTGAAAAATCGGCATATACAAAATGTATGGACAGAGAATTAAAAAAGGGAACTCCATTTAAGGAGGTGGCTAAAAAATGTAGCAAGGATGCAAAAAGCGAAGGTAAAGTTAAGAAGATTTTACAAGTTGAGAAATCAGCTTATACGGATTGTATGAAAAGTGAAATGAATGGAGGAAAGTCAATGGAAGAAGCCACTAAAATCTGTAAAAAGACTGTAGAAAAAGTGGAAAAGAAAAGTAATTATTCCTATGGCTATCCTTATGCTTATCCTTATCGCTATCCCAAGAGAGTCGAGAAAACTGGCGAAGCTACTAAGGCAATTGAATCAATTGAAAAATTGATTGGTGAAATTACCGATAAAAAAGCTGTTCCTATCCTGAAAAAAATCAAGGTTATGTTAGACAAAATTGGAACTTATCCTTATCCTTATCCAGAAAAAAAGAATTTGTCCGAAAACGAAAATGAAAAAATAGTTTATCAGATAATCAATTCTGGTGATATTGAATTAGGAGATGGTTCAAGGTTTGAGAAAGAATTGTTAAGAACTGGAACTTGGTTTCACGGAGCAGGCAAGAATGGAATTCTTGAGATAACGAAAGATGTCCTAAAGAAAATTATTCAGAATTTCAAAGCTAAGGTTATTGATAATGTCTTTGTGCCATTAGGGCATCCTGTTAGCGATAGTCCTTCCAAGAATACTGGTGAGGTGGTCAATCTAAAAACTTCTGAAGATGGCGAAAAACTTTTGGGAGAATTTGAGATTAAAGATGAAAGTACTGCTGAAAAAATCAAGAAAGGATTAATCAAGGGGATTTCAGCTAGTATTGCTGAGAATTATATGAAGAAAGATACTGGTGAACAGGTGGGTCCAACCTTATTCCATGCTGCTCTAGTGAGTGAACCATATGTTAAGGGGATGGCGGGTTTTGTTCCTTTATCGGAAGCGACAGAAGATAGTTTGATAATTCCAATCTTGAATATGGAAGCTCCCTTGACTTTGGAAGAATTAAGTGTTAAGATTGAGAAAGTGGAACAAAAATTAAAATTAAGTGAAACTTCAGAAGAAGAATCTTCAGAGGAAGAATCTTCAGACGAAATTTCTGAGTCTTCTAAAGTCGGTGGAAAGACCGAAGAGGAAGAGGAAGAAAAGAAAGCTGAAGAAACCGAGACCGAGGAAACTGAAACTGAAGAGGCTGAGGCTGAGAAAGGAGTTGACTTAGCCGACGCTGAGAAAGAATTCGAAAGACTCTTAAGACAGGGCAAAGTAGTTCCTGTTGAAAGAGAGCTTCTAGTTTCTTTGATGACTTCGAACCAAGAAATTCAGTTATCAGGTGGAAGAAAAATTCAATCTGGGCAAGCTCTAATTAAATATCTGGACGAACAATCTCCTAAATTTTCTTTAAAGGAAGAAGGCACTTCAACGCCAAAAGCCGAAGAAGAGAAGAAGGGAAAGGGAATTCCTAAAGATGTTAATGAGGAACTTGAAAAGATGGGATTCTCTGACGATCAGGATAAGCAGGCAGTTCACGAAGAATTCAAAAAGGAAAAAGAAGAAGAATTGACTCCATTCTAAGTTCGATTAAAAATTAATTTCAATTAAAAATTAGTATGGCAAATGTAAGTGAAGCTAGAGAAGCCAAACGGCAAGACGGACTCATCCTTAGCTATTCTATTAAGGAAGATGAGAGTATTTACAAGGGCACATTTGTTTGCGTAGCTGCGGATGGTTATGCCATTCAAGGTTCTGATACCGCCGCTTTAAAACTCGTAGGAATGGCAGTAGAAGATTCTACTGGAGCAGATTCAGCTGATGGAGAACGAAATATTAGAGTTTTCAAGACTGGTTGCTACGAAGTAAATACGGCTGCTGACCTTGGACAAGGGTCTGTTGGAACACTAGTATATATTTCTGACAATAATACTGTTGATAAGAAAGGGACAACCGCCAATGATATTTTGGCTGGACAAGTGGTAGAATATCTTGATACTACTACAGTCAGAATTGATATTAGCTATGCCACAGCTTACAGCCCAACTGACGCAACATAAATATGTTAGTTAAAACAGATATTCCGAAGTTATTATTAGCTGGGATGAAGAAAGAGTTCCTTAAAGCATATGAAGAAGAGCCCGTTCCTGATTATGATAAGATAGTTACTGTCATAAAATCCACCAAAGATAAGGAAACCTATCCTTGGCTTGGGGCAGTAGCTAAGATGAGAGAATGGAAAGACGAAAGGATAACTAAGGCGTTTTCCGAATATAAGTTTACGGTAACCAATCGTTCCTTTGAAGGAACTATCTCTGTGGATAGAGATGCGATAGAGGACGAGCAGTATGGTCAGATTATGGTCAGAGTTAGACAGTTGGCTCAAGAAGCCAAACGGTATTGGAGAGAATTGGTCTTTGACCTTTTAGGTCAGGGTAATAGCACTAGTGGATCTGGAAACTTTGACGGTGTAGATATTGGCTGTTACGACACTAAAGCATTTTTCGCTACAGATCACGCCTCAGGACTTGCTACGGGTCAAGACAATATAGGTTCAGCTGCTCTGGATTATAGCAATCTTCAGACTGCTATCACCTCAATGAGAAAGTTCAAGGATGACCAAGGAAAGTTTATGAATGTTCAGCCTGATACCCTAGTAGTCAACCCAGACGAACAGTTTACTGCTCAAGAGATTCTGAATAGCCAGTTCTATCCCGAGACTACTGCTGGAAGTGGTGCTAAACTTGCTGTTAATGTCCTGAAAGGTGCTCTAAACCTGATAGTTACTCCTTATATAGATTCTGGGACTTGGGTAGTCTTAGATACCAAGGGAGTGGTAAAGCCAATTATTCAGCAAGTCAGAAGGAACATCGAGTTTACCGCCTTGACAACTGGAGCAGAAGCCTTTATGAGAAAGAAATTACTGTTTGGTGTTGATATGAGAGGAGAAGTAGCATTTGGGATGTGGCAGTATGCATTTGGTTCTCACAACGGTTGGTGAAATAGCTTCGAATTAATAATAATCCTCTAAGTTATCTGCTAAGGGAAGATTCTTGTGAAATCTTATGAACTTAGCAGAATGGAGAGACGGGGATTACGAAAAAAGATTAGAGGATTGGGTCTCTCCAAACCCCCTAATCTTAAAAAATGTTCAAAAAAGAGATTCCCATAAAATATAATAAGGAATATTTCAGATTAATATCTGATACATATAAGACAACTGCTAGAATCATTAACCAGATTCGGTGGGATTTTGTTAAGGAAATTAAGCCAAAAATAGTCCTAGATTATGGGGCTGGGGCTTGTTTTCTTTCTAAGTATGCTCCCAAGGGAGTAGTAGTTGATACTTACGATATCGGAGATTTTCCTGTTAAATATACTGGAATCAGGCATAAGTCTTATGACCTGATTTTTTTGTGTGATGTTTTAGAGCATATACCTGACTTCCGAGAATTTGATTATCTTTGGGAGAAAGCTGAATATGTTTATATTTCAATTCCTATTTTACCTAAAGGTCGAGAATTAAAGACTTGGAAACATTTTAAGCCAGGGGAACATTACCATTATTTTACCGAAAGGAGCTTGGATTTATTTTTTGAAGGTAGAGGGTTTGAGAATATTAAATCTGGTTATCCTGAATGTAAGATACGAAGTGATATTTATAGTGTTCTTTATAAAAGAAGTATAATTTTAAAGTAGAAATATGAAAATTGCTTTACTTGGTGATTCTTTTATCGACGAATATATCTTTGGAGAAATAGAAAGAGTTTCTCCAGAAGCTCCAGTTCCTGTTTTAGATGTAAAACATAAAGAAAGAAGAGGAGGGGGAGCTATTAATGTTGCCAATAACCTTTTTGGATTAGGAGTGGATTTTACTTTATTTACTATTACTTCAATGAAATTGCCTTATAAAGTTATTACTCCTAAGAGTTGTACTGCTTTGAAAAAAACTAGATATGTGGGAAGCAGAGGTTCAATGAAGCAACAAATCATGCGAGTGGATGAACCCAAAGAATATCTAAAGCAAGATTTGAAAAAAATGGTTTATCCTAGCTTTAGTGATTTTGATATTATTGCCTTTATAGATTATAATAAGGGGACGATTAAGGAAGGGAAGGCTACTATAGTTGATTCGAAAAAGAAGGATTTGTCTGTTTTTAAAGGAACAGAATATTTAAAAATCAATTTAGGAGAATGGAAGAATTCAACAAGTGGCGACAATTTTCCTAAAATATTTGTGACTAAGGGGGAGAAAGGAATTGATTATTTTGAGTATGGTCAGCTTAAGTTTAGCGAACCAACACTATCTCAAGAAATTGTGGATATTTCAGGGGCTGGGGATACAGTTATGGCTACTATGATTTATTGTTTGGTTCATAATATAACCGACCCTAGAAAAATGATGCAGTTAGCGAATAAAGCTGCGGGAATAGTAATTGGTAAGTTTGGGACAGCCTCTGCAACATTTAAAGAGTTAAATCTATGATTAAAATTGCCGAATTTTGTCGCAAAGGGCACCCTGACCGACTTTCTGATATTATAGCCGATGCCTTACTTGATGAATATTTAAAGCGAGATTCAAATGCACGAGTGGCTTTGGAGGTATTTGGGTGTCATGGAGTAATTACGATTGGAGGTGAAATTACAACCAATAGTCATGTTGAGATTGCTAAAGTGGTTAGGGATGTTTATCAAGAAATTGGTTATCAGGATAATGTAGGAATTCATGTTAATATTAAAAAACAATCTCCTGAAATTAAGAAACTAGCCGATGTGGGAGCAGGGGATTCTGGGATAACTACTGGTTATGCGACAGACGAAACGCCTGAAATGCTACCCAAAGAGGTAGTAATAGCGAAACAAGTTTGTTCTGCCCTTGATGATTTGTCCTATTTGAAACCAGATGGCAAGGTTCAAGTAGTTCTAGACGGAAATGAGGTTATTGAGCTAATAGTTTCAGTTCAGGCAGAGAAGAAGTTCCGACCTCAACTTGAGAAATTTCTAAAATCAAAATATCCTTCTAAAAAATTACACCTAACACTTTTTCAAACTGGTGGTTTTGATGCCGATACTGGGCTGACTGGCAGAAAAAATGTATTGTGGTATGGACCTAGAATACCAATTGGTGGTGGTTCATTCGCAGGCAAAGACGCCACCAAGGTGGATAGAAGTGGAGCTTACTGGACAAGATGGAAAGCGAAGAAAGCTATTGAAGAGTTAGGATATAGCGATTGTCTTTTTGAATCTTCGTATGTGATTGGGAAGAGCGAACCTCTTGCAGTTAGATATTGGGGGACTAAAGACGGCAAGTCCGTTTATGGCGAGGATTTTGGGGGGATTCCGCTCCGAGTTCTTATTAAAAAATTGGGACTAAAAAAGCCAATCTATAAGCAGGCAAGTTTATTAGGTCATTTTGGGAATCAAATCTTATCATGGGAAAAATGAAATACATTTCTGCTCCAGAAAGTTTTATTCTAATCCAAAATATGACTTGACTTCTGGTTTTATAGGACATATGATGGAAGTATGATTACCATAAAATGTCCCTGTGGAAGGACTATTTCCACTTTTCAAAGTAGAATAGGGCGAAAAAAATATTGCTCTAAAAAATGTTTTTACAGATATAGAAAGAGACCGAGTGGTTTAAAATATAATATCAAGGTTGAAAATAAGGGTTGGTTTCAAAAGGGAAAAGTTCCCCCTACAGCTTGGAAGAAAGGAGATACTCCTTGGAATAAAAATTTGAAAGGGATTCATTTATCTCCAGAAACCGAATTTAAAAAGGGAGAAAATCTTGAGGAGAAAAATAATAAATGGAAAGGGAATGATGTGGGATATGGAGGAATTCATACTTGGATAGAAAGAAAATATGGTAGTGCTAACAAATGTGAAAATAGAGAAAATAATATATTAGATTTTAAATGTTCAAATAAATCTGACAATTATAACTGGGCATTGATAAAAGGAAAAAGGTATGAGAGAAAAAGAGAAAACTTTGTGATGCTTTGCCGTTCTTGTCATCTCAGATACGATGAAATTAATAAAAAAAAGAGATAAAAAAAAGATAATGATAACGGGAGCTTTTGGCTTTATCGGAAGAAATCTGGTCAAGGAACTAAAGAAAGACAGTCAAAACTCTCTTGTTCTCTGGGGAAAAGATGTTTGTGAAACGATTGCTATCAAAAATAACTTTGATGTAATTTATCATTTGGCTGCTAATACTGATACTAGATTTCCCAATGATGTTGAAATGTATCGGAATAATATTCTTGGATTCCTTTCTGTTCTTGATTTTGCCCTTAAAGGAAAATCCAAACTAATTTATGCTTCATCTGCTTCTCAATTCGGAAATTATAAGAAAACTGCTTATGCCGAATCCAAGATTCTGATAGACAGAATAGCTGAACACTTCTTTGATAAACTCCCAATGGTTGGTTTGAGATTTTTTAACGTCTTTGGTTCGGGCGAAAAAGAGAAAGGCAAGATGTCTAGTATGGTTACTCAATGGACAGAACAGCTGAAAGCAGAAAAACGCCCTAGAGCTTTCCTAGAGGAGAGAAAAACGAAAAGAGACCATATATATGTCAAAGATGTGATAAAAGCTCTCAGGGTAGCTGTAGAAGTTCGTAGTGGCATCTATGATGTGGGGTCGGGCAAGCCAGCGACATTTGATAGAGTTTTGAACTTAGTGCAAAAATATCTAGGAACTGAGAGAAAACCAATTTATATTCATAATCCATATAAGGAACATTACCAAAAAGGAACTAAAGCCAATCTGAATTGGGACTTTGAACCTGATTATTCTCTAGAGGAAGGAATTAAGGATTATTTAATTCATAAGAAATATGAAAAAAGTTAAAAAAGTTTGGGGTTCAGAGTTGTGGATCACAAATTCCAAGAAATATTGTGGTAAAAAGTTATTCTTGAAAAGAGGTTATCGCTGTTCCATACACCATCACAAAATTAAAGATGAAACATTCTTCATAATTCGTGGGAGGGTTCTAATGGAGGTTGGAAAGAAAAAATGGATTATGGAATATGGCGATGTTCAGCATATTGAACCAATGTGCAATCACAGATTTACTGGATTGACAGATGCTGAAATCATTGAGTTCTCAACTCAACATCTTGAATCTGATTCTTACCGAAAAACAAAATCCGAGAAATGCAGTTTGCGAAAAGCTTATGATTATGATGGGGTAGTTAGTAAAGGAATTAAGCTAGAACCCGAAGCTCCGATTATTACAGGGCGGAGCTTTGAGGAACTTAATAGAATTGATTCCAAAAAGACGAAAGGGCATGTAATTTACTTTAATCCAGTTGCCTGGGGAGAAAAAACCCTGGAAAAGGAAATTGAGTGGAAGGCAGAAATGATAAAGAAATTGAAAATAGAAGAATATTACGAGGATGATTGTAGAATAATTGTGACTCTAACAGAAAAGTGTCCAAAGTGTAATATAATCAAGGTATAAGAACATGATTCAAGAATTAGATATCAAGGGAACAGATGGGGAATTCTGATGAAGATGAGTATGACAATTTTTACATAAAGTAATGCCGTTGTCCAAGTCCCATAGAAATTTATATTTCAAAGCTCTTTTATAAGTTATTTTTCTGTCTGAATATGCATATCTAATTTCGTTGATGATAGAAAAAAAATCTACGAAATGATGGGCGATTAACTTTTTCTTATCATTACAGGACTGACAGGTGCTATCTCTTTGAATAATCTTATTTCTCCAGTCTCGATATGATTGACTTCCCCTAATCTTTCTGGCAATTATCTTAACATCGGTCTGATACGGATGCTGAATTTTATAAGCTGTTCTCGGTAGATGATTCTTCACTCCTTCACTGATATTTTTTTTGTGTTTCTCTGAAATCTTTTTTCCGAGTTTAGCATTTCTCATTTTTATTCTCGTTTTTTGGCTTACTTTCCTTCCTTTCGGAAGTGAATATCCCTTTTTATTTTTATTCCAAGGGATATGTCCCTTTTTGAAATTTCCAGAATTTCGATATCCTTTATGACCCTTTTTGAAATAGCCCTTATTAAGTTTACCATTTCTTATAGCTTGGCTATAGCAGTTTTTTGAACAATATTTTCCTCTTCCGCTTTCAATCCTTGAAGGACTAATCATAATTTTTCTTTCACAATTCAAACATTTTCTAGTAATTCTTGTTATCTTAGATTTTCCAAAACATTTTTGAGAACAAAATTTTTGATTAGGGAAACGAGCATTGAATGCTTTATGACAGAATTTACAAGTTTTTTTTAATCCTTTCATAATAAAAGCCCCCACAAACTTGGAGGTCGGTGGGGACATAAAATGAAATGACCTCCAAGTAATTTTATTATAAACAATTAAAAAATTATGTCAAATTATTCAAATATCAATATTCATTGGGATAAATGGGCAGAGGAACATCCTGCAATAGTTAATAAGAAAAGGAAAATAATCTTGAGACAAGGTCAATCTCCTGGAGATATTTTGACTATGAGTAGAGCAATAGCGGACTTGAAAGCAAGTTATCCGAATTATCAAATTGATATTCGTTGTCCCGCAATGGAAGTTTGGAAAAATAGCCCTCATCTGACTCCCTTAAAAGAAGATGATCCCGAAGTTGAAACTTTTAACATAGGTTATCCTTTAATAAATGAAAGCGGATGGAGAGGATTACATTTTTCTGATGCCTTCCGCTATGATATGGAGGAAAAACTCGGTGTTCCGATTAAAAAAACTGGAATAAGACCAGAACTTTGGATTTCAGAAGAGGAGAAAAGTTGGTATAATCAGGTTCATTGCGAATTTGGTTGGGATGGTCCTTATTGGATTCTCAATGCTGGACATAAATCTGACAATGTTCTCAAGCAATATCCAAGATGGCAAGAAGTGGTTGACTTATTGAATAAGTATTTTCAAGGGAAAGTTAAGGTAGTGACTATCGGGCATCAAGACCATATCCATCCAAAATTGAATGGTGTCCTTGATTTAGTAGGCAAAACAAATACCAGAGAGCTTATTAGATTAATGTATTGGGCTCACGGTTCGGTTGGTCCTATTAGTTTTCAGTTTGTTATTTCTGCGGCTTTTGGTCAGCCAGCAGTTGTTGTTGCAGGGAACAAGGAGGGATTGCGTTGGCAAGCTTATAACTGGATTAGATATATCTGTAATACTGGTTGTTTCCCAGAATTTCAGTGGGATGGATGTTGGAAAGGAGGACAAGGCAAGAAATGCCCTAATTTAGTTGAGACCGATAAAGGTTTAGTTCCTAAATGTTTTGAAATGATTAAACCCGAAGAAGTAACTAAAGCTGTAACTGATTATTATGAGGGAGGAAGATTAAAATTACCAAGCGATGAAGAAAATTATAAGTTTCAAAAAGCTTTTAAGCATTTCCAAAAAAGCCAAAAGAGAAGGTAAAAAGATAACTTTTACCAATGGCTGTTTTAGGATTGTCACAATTGCTCACGCTAGGTATCTCCAAGAAGCCAGAAAATATGGCGATATTTTAATAGTTGGTCTTAACAGCGATTCTTCGGCTAGAAAGCTAAAGGGCGATTCAATAGTTCCAGAAAAGCAAAGAGCGGAATTGCTTTTCCCTTACGCTGATTATATTTACATCTTTTCTGGTTATTCGCCAATGCCAATTTTGAAAAAATTGAAGCCCAACTTCTACATTAAGGGTGGAGATTATAAAAAAGAGAGAGCCGATAAATCTGGATGTAGAGAGTTTGTGAAAAGTTATGGAGGCAAGGTGGTCTTGACAAAATTGACCTTGAATGTTTCTACAAGTAAAATAATAAAAAGGATTAAATCTTCTTAGCGAGATATTATTAAAAGAAAGAAGAAAATTTCATTATGATAAAAGCAAATCCAAAAATGGGAAAAACTAAAATTGGCATAATTGGTTCAGAAGGAGTTGTTGGGGGTTCGCTGAAAAGATATTTCCAAAAGCAAAAGAACTTTGAACTCTTTTTTTACGATAAGGGCAAAAAGATAGGTTCTATAGAAGAGGTTTCTAAAGCTGACTATATCTATGTTTGTGTTCCTACTCCCACAATTAATGATAATGGGGTTGGAAGACATTGTGATACTTCAATTGTGAGAGAAGTGATTAAACAAATTCAAGGGGAGAACAAGATAATAATCATTAAATCAACCATAACTCCAAGAACTACCGAAACAATTCAAGAGGAATTGCCAAATCACAAGATTCTTTTTAATCCAGAATTTCTAACGGCGGAAACTCCTGACCAAGACATAAGTTATCCAGATCGTCAAATTGTAGGATTTACAAAAAAGAGTTATGACGTAGCTGGAGAAATAATGCTTCAGCTTCCCCTAGCTCCGTTTGAAATGATAATGCCGGTTACTGAAGCTGAGATGGTGAAATATGTCAGTAATTGTTGGCTTTCAACTAAAGTAATATTTGCTAATCAGATATATGAAGTTTGTCAGAAACTTGGAATCGATTACAATAGGGTTAAAGATGCTACTGTCGCTGATAAGAGAATATGCAAGTCACATCTTGATATCTTTCATGGCGGGTATCGTGGTTTTGGAGGTTATTGTCTCCCCAAAGATTTAGAAGCTTATATTGGTTTTGCCAAAACTTTGGGCTTTGAAGATAAATTATTAAAGATTGTGAAAGAAATTAATGATGGACTTATTTCCCAAAATAAATAGCAATAAGATAAATTCTAAATAGTTTATAATTATGGGTTTTTCTAGTTATCAAAAACATTTTTCAGAGGGAGAATTCATTGGAGGAGGACGGGGAGAAAAAAGATTTCAATTAATTGATTGGAATCTTATTAAAGGACATTCAGTTCTTGATTTGGGCTGTTCTAATGGAATGTTGGCTATCGAGGCAAAGAGGAGAGGAGCAACCAGAGTTGTTGGAGTGGACAGAGACGATTGGATTTCTTCTGTTCGAGAATCAATTAAAGAACTAAATCTTGATATTGAATTTTGGGAATTGGATATTGAAAGTCCAGAATTCAAGAATTTCTGTCCCAAATTTGATGTGGTCTTTTTCTGTTCTATGCTTTCTCACATGCATGACCCGAAAGGAATGTTACGTTGGATTGATTCTCATACTAAAGAAGTGTTTTACTTTGAAAGTAATCTAGGAGAAAGCCGAAAACCACAGATTGAATCGGTTAAAAAGTTTACTTCATTTGATGTAATTAAGTTTTTGCACAGAAGCGATGCATCTAATGAGGGAGTGCGATATATGTGGGCTTGCGGAAGAAGAGGAAAAGAAAACAAAATTGAATCTTGGAAAGATGTTCCCATAACCTTTATTCCTATAGATAGAATTCGAGGACCTCTTGAAGATAAGTGTAGCCAGGTTCTGCCGAATGAGCGAATTCAAGTGTTAAAAAAGAATATTCAAGAGAATGGGCTTATGTCTCCTCTCATTGTGAAAAAATCGATTAGAATAGATTTTGATTATGATGGAATTGAGGGAGGAAAGAGATATTGTATTTTAAGAGAGCTTGGATATAAAGATGTTCCATGCAAAATCATACCCAATATTTCAAGTAAGCAATTGGTAAAAGAAGACAATAAAAATTTTCAATTAGAGCAACCAGAAGAAAATGTCAAAAAAACTTAACCAATATGCAGTCGTAATGACTGCTACATCAGGAATGTTACCTGGAGTTAACGCCTTTGCCAATGGACTCGATTATTATGACAATAGAGTTGATTTCTATTTGGTTGGGGATGAAAAGATTGAAAAATATGTGGAAGAAGCTCAAAAGGTTCCTGATTTTAAAGTGAATTTCTTTTTCAAATCCATTGAGCAGGGAAATAAAGATTGGCCAGTTCCCCCTGAGAGAAAGAGTGGTTGGCAAGTTCGCTTTTTTCGTTATAAGGAGGCTATAGAAATCGGTGAAGATTATGATTCTGTGATGATAGTAGATGCAGATATGCTTTGTTTAAATAATCTAATGCCCTACTTTAGGCTTGCCCATGATTCAAAATGGATAATTTTGCCAACAAATCCATGGGGCATGAAACTAGAAAACATATTAGAGTTTGGGACAAGTGGATTAAAAGGAGCTTCGTCTCCACCCTATCATAACATGCCATTGTTTCTTGATGTCAAAGAATGGAAATGGTTCTTGGAAGAAATTTGGAAGAATGGATTAGCCAATTCTTATGGAGATATGGTTAATGTTTCCAGAACAATCATAGATAATAAATTATACTTAGATAAAGTTTTAGCTCTTCAAAATCAACTTTGGATTCTCTCCACATTTTATTTGGAAAAAATTAAAATTGAGAAGCTAGGTGGAAAGGAATTTCTTATGCAGATGGAGGAAAAAATCAACACCGTGCATAGACGTTGGTGGGATAATGGAGTTTGTAAAAAATTTATCAGCGACATCGATGACAAGAAGACGCATGGAAGTTTAGACAAAGCCAAAAATAATGTCAAATTGTTCTGGTCAATGTACAAGAAGTTCAATCAAAATCACAAGATAAAAATAGATTGGCCATTCAATTGGTACGAAGATAATAAATAGATTTAACTTACAACAAATATGTCTAAAGATTTTGAAATAAAAGATGAACATATTCAGTGGATTCTTGAAAGATATGCTGGTTTTCTTAAAAATAAAGAAAATTCAAAAATTCTTTGGGGAAATCGCAGTATCTGGAAGAAGGACTGGATAGTTCTTAAGAGATTCTTGAAAGAACAGAATATTAAGAGTGTTCTTGAATATGGTTGTGGACTTTCCACGGAACTTATAGAGTTAGAGGGAATTAAGGTTGTTTCTTTGGAAACTTCAGACTGGTGGGCAGAAATTAATAGAAAGGTTATTAAGAATGAGATAATTGAATACGAAGAAGGAAATCTTCCCAAAATTGATGGTATTTTTGACCTAGCTTTTGTTGATGGTCCTCAAACTGGGCAGAGAATACCCGAAATTATTCATGCCAAGGCTCATTCAAATATAATTTTCTTCCATGATTTGGATACTAATCGCATCAAGGTCGTGGAGGATTTAATGAAAGATTGGAAAATCATAGAAGGATATACCAACCAATTTTGGAAAAAGGCATGATTGAAAACTTTAAAGATAAGAAATTAGTTGAATATTTGCAGGATGAGCAGAAGGTTTTGGTGAGATTCGGACATGGATTGGGCGACACTTTTCTTTGGATGCCTACTTTTGAGAAGCTAAAAAAAATATATCCAAAAGTTTCTTTTGATTTATATGTAGAGTCTGGTCAGGAAGAAATATTTCAATCCATAAAAGACAAAGATGCTCCTGGATACGACTTAGTATTCTCTTTGAATTTTCCAATGTCAGAGGGTTCAAATTTAACCAAAGCCCAAAAATGTTGCATTGAAGAGATAGGAATTGAATCACCAGTGGAAGAAGTTTATAAACCTCAAGAATATGAAAGTCCTTTTGTTGCTATTCATCTAATGGGGACAGCCTTACCAGGAAGCGTAAACTGCCCAGAAGAAATTGCCAGACAGATTTGGCAAGAGGTGAAGGATTTTGGTAAGATTCCGATTGAGTGCCATTTTGAACATTGTTGGGCAAATCCAAATAATAAGAAATATGGCTTTATAGATATTTCGGTCAGAGGTTATCAAGCAAAAGTTTCCAATCTGATAGGATTAATCCAACATAGTTTTGCTACGATAGCCGTAGCTTCAGGGCCATTTGTAGTTGCTTTATCTGTGATGCCTAAAAGATTATTATATCTTGAGAAAAGTCATCCGCTAAAAACTTATACCCAGAGGGCAGATGTGAAAAAAATTAAGATTTCAGAATATCGGGTAGGGATGATAAAGGAATTTTTGGAAGGTTTGAATAAATAATCTAAGAAATTTAGAATATGTCGAGACCAAAAAGTAAAAATGTTTCAATCGTGGCTGCTTCCTCTAATTATTTAGGAGAATTGAACGCTCTCTTTAACTCCATAGATTACTGGGAAATAGATACCGATGTAGTTTTGCTTTCCTATAAATTGCCCGAAGATTACCTGAAAAGGATTCAGGAAGTTTTTGATTTCAACATTAAGATTATTCAAGCTCCAGAAGGAGAGCAAATTAGAATGACTGCCATTGAGAGATTTAGAGTTGCTTGTGAGGAAGGAAAAAATTACGAAGCGATACTATTATTAGATGCAGACATATATTTCACAGCAAATGTTGATTTATATTTTGATGTAGCAAGTAAAGGTTTTATAATTACCTCTCATAATGGAATGATAATTGGTTTTGGCAAATCATACCAAAGAGATTATAATGTAGATTTAGGAGTTCCTGATTATCCTTATGTAAAAGTTCATAGTACAGTTCCTATTTGGCTCAGTCCTAAAGATTTGGATTGGTTCAAGGCTTTATATGATTCCAGAGAAATGGATAATTTTGATGACTTGATGTATCTAAATGTATTAGGAATAAAAATGGGAAAGAATAAAAGAATGCTTAGCTTACAAGCGTTCCAAAGTACAAATATTCATCACTGGTCTATGAAATTGGAGACAGGTTTAATAAGAAAAGGGGATTTGGTATTGACGGGAGTAGAAGGAGAGAATCTGAGCGTACACGGAAAATTCTCAATGGAGGCTTATTATAAGGATTTAATGAAAGTAATGGATGGTTATCTCAAAGATGAAGGTTTTACAGAAAAAAGACATCGTGAAAAAGTATTAAAATCAAGAGAAATTATGTTAGAAGAGTTTATGAAATATACTTATCTGTGTAAGTTAGATTTGAGAGATTTCATTCACATAGAATGGTTGGAAAAGAAATTAAAACCTTTAGAATAGTTACTATAATTGACCCAACCCAAAGAATAAAATAGAATAAAAGAAAAAAAAGTAGATTCCCTCTCGCCGAGCCTATTTTCTGGGTGGGGAGACTCATTCAGTAATGGGTGAGGATTTCTTGATGGGAATCTCTTTTTCCTCGCCCATAAAATGGACTCGTCGAGAGTTCATTTTGTTTATGCCTTAAATTAAGAATAAAAAATGAGAAAGGAATTTTTAAACGACCTCGCTTGGTCTAAGATAGCCAAATCTAAATGGACGGATAGTCCAGAGGATTTTGTCGTGATATGAAACTTTGGCGTAAACTAAAACAATACTTCCGTAAGCCAGAAATAGAGTTTAATAAAGGTCGAGTTAATAACTAACTAAAATTAAAAAATATGTCATTCTTAAATGTAAAAAATAGAGCAAAAAGCACATTAGCTTCAGGAATTGACGATTCTGTTACTGAATTAACGGTAGCAACAGGAGAAGGGGCTTTATTTCCTGCTACTAACTTTATGATTACCATAGAAGACGAGAGATTGCTTTGCTCGTCAAGAACTGGGGATGTTTTAACTGTGGTAAGAGCTCAAGAAGATTCTTCGGCTGCCGCTCACGCACAAGATGTAGTAGTTGAATCAAGGGTTACTGCTGGAGTTATCAAAAACCTTGAAAGAGGTTGCGGACGAATTAATGTAGAAACCTTATCAGGCGACAAAACGCTTACAGCTGGAACTGAAGAGATGTATCAGTATTTAAATCCAGGTGGTACGGCCAGAAATATTACTCTTGATACCGCTTCAGCAAAGGCTGGAGATAGATTTGTTATTGTAGATAACGGCGTATGGAATGAAAATCAAGGAATAGCTATATTACAAGGAGTAACACCTATAGATTCTCTGTGGGTAGGAAGCATTAAAGAATTTATATTTGATGGGACGGACTGGTTTGTGCCTTATAAAAATAGTGTTGCGATTGGATATAATTCAGAGGCTACTATTAAGGCTGTAGCAATAGGGTCAGGAGCAGATGCTGATACTTATGGAGTAGCAGTTGGATTTTACTCAGAGGGACGCAGCAATGGAGCAGCAGTTGGATATTATGCAGATGGACACAGCAATGGAGCAGCAGTTGGATATTATGCAGATGGATACAACGCTGGAGTAGCAGTTGGATATTACGCAAAGGGGTATACTTCAGGAGTAGCAGTTGGACATCACTCAGAGGGATATTCTTACGGATTAGCACTTGGATATTATGCAAAGACCAACAGTAAGAAATACTCAATGGCTTTAGGGTATAGATCAGAAACTGAAAGAGTAGGAGAACTATCAAGAAATATAAACGGAGATGACAATGACCAAGAAAACAATATCATAATTCAGGGTTGGGAAAAGGCGACAGCAAATGCTACTCCCGTAGAAATGTTAGCTGGCGGACAGGCAAGTGAGAGATTTCTCGTAAGGGCAAGTTCAGTTGTAACCTTTACAATGCTAATAACTGCAAGAGATAATGTTTCGGGTGATTGTGCCGCTTACAAGGTTGAGGGAGCAATCA